TTAAATTGTGTTGCAGTATATGTTCCTAATCTAAATGCACTACGAAATGTTGCAGGTCCAATATCACTATTGCCCAATGCACCCTTGCGCCAAAAGTGCCAATTCATTTTAGTAAGTTTAGGCTTAGTAGTCCAAATACTATATGGACTGTCAACTAGAGTACTACCACATTTCATGCGGTTTAGTTCTTGAAAATAATCACTAGATTTATTATATACGTGTGACTTGTCAATCACACCGAGTGGATTATCTTCATACTTGTATGAATACTTATATTTTTCAAAAACCGTATCAAAATCTTTGTATTCACCTAGCATTGAAGTTTTACAAAATTTTAAAAAGTTATCCTCAAACTCTTCCTGAGTAATATTTTTAATAGGAAAAGATACATTATTATTAATGATGTATTCTGCTAGTGCTTCTTTTATGTCCGACAAACTATGTTTGGTAATGAAGTCATTCCACTTTTTATTTGCAATGCATGGAACGCCGTTGGCATCGGCATGATTTTTAAAATAATCAATGAGATTCTGATTAGGCATTATGTAATGTACTACATTCTGAACCAAAAATCAAGTTTATTGGGACTCTAAGATACCCAAAACTTTTTCACAAACTAATAGATTACCTTCAAATGACATGTGATTAATCAATCCACTATGTTCAGGTAACATACTACTAAGATCAACTGCATTGGGTTCTAAGTAATCATTCATATCTTTAAAGAAATTAAGTGTGATTACTTTCTTTCCACTTAGTCTATCATTGATTGCCTTGCGATACAAACGATAGGTAGTTTCAAAGTATTCTTGGTCATAATGATGTTTAAAGAAACTAGACGCTGACCTTAGTGAAAAGTTAAACAGATTTTTAAGTCTGCTTGAATGATAATCTATGTCTGACATAATCAAATCGGCATCATGATGCAATAGATCATTGTTATGTACAGGATGCTTTCTAGTAGGAACGCGGTATGGACTCGTATGACTTACGATAAACGCATCATACGAATCCAACCACTTCACGCTTTCAAGTTGCTTATAGATTTTATATTCGCTAACACCTGCTTGTGCTAGATTGGTTACGGCTACGTTTTCCTTAAGCATATTAGACCATCCTTTATAATGATCGCAATACTTATAAGACCAATCAGCGGCGAAACTGTCACCGAATACTAATACACGCATCATAGTTGATCAAATCTTTCACGTAACCAAGCCCATTCGTAACTTAGTTTAAGTTTTTCGAAATCACCATCTACTTCATCGTAGTATTCATCTGCATCAAGTGCGCCCTTAATACTGTATTGAGCAAAGTCACCTTCGGCTTTGTTCAACCATGCATCAAGACGCTCACGTGCAATGTCAGTGTCCTCAGATTTCAACTTCAATACTTCACGGAAGGCTGTGCGCCATGTTGAGAAAGAATCCGTGTTGTACATTGCTGTACCTGACAACAACTCGACAACTTCATGTTCATCATCCAATGTAAAGTCTAGTCCTTTACCTTCATTAGATAATGTCAATTTCTTATTATAAGCAATCATTGCTTGGTGACCATATACAAGTCCATTCACTGGGTTCTTCGCTTGGAAGATATAATGCTTTGGTACTTGCATACGATCGGGTTGCCAGTTCCAATCGAACTTAGCACTAACCTTTAACTTAGCAAAGACTGTGAACATCCAAGGTGTGTTGCTTGCTTCTGCCGCGGCATGATATGCGGCTGCACGACCATTAACACCATCTACTCTTACTACACGGTTCTTAAGACCTTTAGTAACTTTCAATAGATGTTCGTAATTCTCATCTGCACCAGTTTCACCGTTGCTTAGGAATACGATATCTAATGGATTGCTCTTTGCAAGTTTTGTAGATTTCTTAATATATGGATAATCATATAGTTCTTTTTCCACGTGATCTTTAACTTCACGTGGAACAATAATACGTGATGCACCTGTGCTTGTTACTAGAATAGTTTTCGTATCGGGTGCCCATAAATTCATAGGCTCAATTTCAATTTGTTCAATATTCTTGTCTGTATCTGCAATGATAGTAGCATAAGGCCAATCATTGAATGATTGTGCCGCATCAATTAATGTATCATCACTAGTAACAATCACTGGCTCAGGTAATCTAGGAACACGCATAGTTGCATTGTAGTTTACCTTTTCATAATCTTCCAACACATTCATGTCGTTGATTAGTTCACGTGTTTTGTTTACATCAATAAAGAATGTATCACCAAACTTTTGCTTGCCACTAGGGAATACATGCAATTGATCTCTAGCAAATGGATCACATACATATGAAAAATCAAAGTCTTTGTAATCACAAACACTACTGCAAATCCACAAGTAATGTTCTTTCTTTTCGTGTTGCTTATTAATAACATCACGTAGTGTGTTCAAATAACTTTGTTCATACTTAACTGTAATAACTGTCTTGTCTTGAGCCTTAATCTTAAGTTGCTCAAGTACATTATTAGTTTCCTTATTACCGTGATCGATCAATACAATATCATAAACACACTTCGTTGCTACTGCGCGGTTATCCTTAACAAAGTTTAGATTGTTTAAGTGTTCAATGATTTTGATATACTTTGTGTCTGTCGGGAATGATTCACGGTTAACCATGAATGTAGTTCCCCAATGACTCCATTGAGTACCAAACACATGAACCATCTTCATCTGCCATGCGTTAGGATAATAATCAAAGTCAAAGTCTGTATAATCTAGTTCACTGTTTAGCACCCACAACAAACTTGTTGATGCACGATTAGTACAACGATTAACTGTATCTACCCAACTATTCAGATAGCGAGTTTTTTGAATCTTAGGGAAACGCTTCTTAAGTGCTTCAAATCTAATTTGTGCCTCAGGGTTTCCTCTATCAACATAGAACATGTCAAGATTTGCTTTAATCTGAATCTTATCATCTTCAACATAGTTGATATTTCTAAAACCCTTTTCCCAAATAACTGCGTTAACAAAGTATGTTTGAGTGTCTAGGTTATCACGTAATCCAAACGCATGAATATAGTTCGATTGATAAACGTCAGGTCTCCAATCGAAATCAAACTTAGAATAATCCAAGTCATTGTTCAATGCCCAAAAGACTTCGTTAGGATGCTTACTGATCAAATCATCTAGTGTGGTTTCAATAAAATACTTAGGAATTTCTTTACTAGTTGATTCTTCAACGTAAACATTTTCTAAGAATAATACTTTACCTGTGTTTTCAGGAACAATATATTTAGGACCGTCATCCTTACCTACAACACTACCGAATTGATAGATAGCAGGATCAGCAGTATCATCAGGATGCCAACTAAAGTCAAACTTAGTTACATCAACATTGTCTGGAATATACCAGTGCGTTCTATCCTGAATGCGTTTTGCTTTAAGAATACGTGTGTCAACATATTTGATCTTAGTTGCATTAGGTACAACATATCTTGGACCACCTGTCTTTTGATGTTGAGTACCGAACTGATAAATGAATGGATCATCTTCTGCATATGGATGCCAACTAAAGTCAAATGACTTAACATCAATGTTTGCAGGGATTTCCCAGTTAGTTAGATTAGGTTGTGCCTTTGCTACAATACCTTCTACATACTTAACTTCTGTAGCATTAGGTACTACATAGCGAGGACCGCCTGTTAATGCCCACTGTGTACCGAACTGATAGACATATGCTGGATCAGTATCATCTGGGTGCCAACTAAAATCAAAGCCTGCAATATCTAAGTCATTGGGAATTTCCCAATTTTTCTTACTAGGTAATGCCTTAGCCTTTGTTACATCAACATACTTTGTTTGTACATACTTAGATTCAAGTGCTGTAGGCACAATGTATTTAGGACCACGTGTCTTAGCCCATTGTGTACCGAACTGATAAATCATAGGCGGTTCTAATGGACTAGGCTTCCATCCAAAGTCAAAATCTGTTGTGTCGATATTGTCTGGAACTTCCCAGTTACTATTATCAGGTGCCAATGTTGCTACTGGCTTATTAACATATTTTATATGCTTTGCACCAGGCATGCGATACTCAATAGTAGGCATTTCTTCTGCTGAATAATACTTGTTACCAAACACATAGATATACGGCTCTTCTGTTTCATCAGGGTGCCAACTATAATCAAAGTCTAATACATCATACTCATTTAAAATTTTCCAGTTACTACTCTTTTGCGGTAATCTCTTTGCTTTTAAAATACGAGGATCGATGTACTTGATAGGACTTGTTTCAGTAGCCTCTGGAGTTACGTAACGAGGTCCACCGGTCTTTTGGTGCTGAGTACCGAACTGATAAATGTATGGCTGATCTTCTACATATGGGTGCCAACTGAAATCAAAACTTGATTCATCAATCAATTCACTATCGTATTCCCAGAATCTCTTATCGGGCAATGCAGTAGCAGTTTGATCTTCTACGTATTTTACATCAGTAGCCCCTGGAACTGTGTATACAGGTCCTCCACCGAGCGCCCACTGAGTTGCAAATACATAAATGTAAGCAGGACTAGTATTATCTGGATGCCATGAAAAATCAAATCCACTAATATCAATGTTGCTAGGAACAGTCCAGTTTTCTTCATTAGGTAATGCTTTAGCCTTTGACCCATCTACATATTTTCTTTCTGTTGCTTTAGGAACAACATAGCATGGCCCGCCCGTCTTTTGCCATTGAGTACCAAACTCATAGATATAAGGAGGTTCATTAGGATTAGGCTTCCAACTAAAATCAAATTCACTTGTATCTAAGTTATCTGGAATAACCCAGTTTGTCAAGTCTTTTCCTAACTTAGCAATAATGCTGTCAACATACTTGATTTGCCTTGCGCCCTTGACTCTGTACTGTACGGTAGGCATTTCTTCTGCGCTATACAAGTTATTACCGAATATGTAAATATACGGTTCTTCTGTATCGTCAGGATGCCAACTATAATCAAAATCTTCTACGACAAGTTTACTCAACACAGTCCAATTCTTCATCGAAGGCTTGCGCTTTGATTTTAGAATACGTCTATCAATATACTTAATAGGACTTGTTTCAGTTGCTTCAGGCGTAACATATCTTGGTCCACCTGTCTTTTGATGCTGTGTACCAAATTGATAAATGTATGGCTGATCTTCTACATATGGGTGCCAACTAAAGTCGAATGATTCACTGTCAATCTCTTCAGGCACTTCCCAGTTAGTTTTATCAGGTAATGCAATAGCACTTGGATGTTCTAGATATTTGATATCAGTCGCATCATCCATGTGATAGATTGGTCCACCAGTTAATGCCCACTGTGTAGCAAAGTGATAGATATATGGGGGACTAGTACTATCTGGATGCCAACTAAAGTCAAAGCCAGTAACGTCACAGTTACTAGGAATAATCCAGTTATTCATTGAAGGTAGTTTCTTTACCTTCTGTGTATCTACGTACTTGACTTCTGTTGCACCTGAGATAATGTATCTTGGTCCACCTGTCTTTTGCCATTGTGTTGCAAATTCATAGATATAGGGAGGATCATTGGGATTAGGTTCCCAACTATAGTCAAAGCCTCGATCATCAATATCTTTAGGAATCTGCCAGTGTGTAAATGAAGGTCTACGTGTAGCACGTTGTTCCATGTACTGATATTCAGTTGCACCTTCAACAACATACTGAATACTGATTTTATCTTCTGCTTTGTTCCATTGATTGCCCCATACATAAATGTAGGGAGGGCTAGTTGGATCAGGTCTCCAACTATAATCAATACCAAATGAATCTTCTAAATGTTCAAATAGATGTGGGTTAGGAGATAGTGCAGGTCTAAACTTATCATCATTGATATACTTGCGTTCTGTTGCGCCTGGCATACGATATTCAACAGTAGGCATGATGTTACCTAGATGTTGCTTGTTGCCAAACACATAAATTAAATTAGGCTCACGTGGATCAGGTCTCCAACTAAAGTCAAATGTTGACTTATCAATTGGATGAATGATGTGCCAGTAATTGTTCTGTGGTAATACATGAACTGTATTGTCCATGTACTTGCGCTGTGTTGCACCTTCACAATGATATTCTAGTGTTGGTTCAAACTCTGCTTCTACCCAAGGATTACCCCAAGTATAGATATATGCAGGTTCACGTGGATCAGGTCTCCAACTGAAATCGAAACCTTCTTTTACTGCACGATTTTTATCTACAGGTTGAATTTCTACCCAACGATCCC